GTTCCGTTTCGGGAGTGTCCAGAAAAGATGCGAGTTCAGTCAGGCCACCAGGGGTGTCGAGTGCTTGCGCGTGTTCGCCGTCCATGTGCTCTTTCAGTCAAATCCGCCCCCTACATCACCAGGGACAGGTGCAGCGCTTCTCAGCGGATGCGGGAATGGCTAGGTGATTAGCCGGTTACCTTGCGAAAGAAGGTGCGAGCAGCTGGCTCATCACGCAACTTATCCAAATCAATCTTTGCAGCAGTGAAAGCGCCGTTCTGAACCATGCCAGTCAAGATGCCTTCAAATTTGTCTGTCAGCTTTGCGAGTTGCAGCAAGAGCACTTGGCCCTGCGCATCACGAATTGGGCAAGACTTCCATTGCTCCAGAACGGACGACTTAAGCGCACCCATCGCATCCTTGAACACTTCCGAATCAAGAATTGCCTGTGCGTCTTTGCCGCGCTGAATAGTCTGGTTTTCAGTCATGCAAGCATTGTGCTTTTTGGTAAAGGCTTACCCCATCAACTCGCGCACGTTCTGTGGAATGCCACGGTAGCCACGGCAACCCTCGATCACGCGGGCCACTTGGTCAGGCAAGTGGTCAAAGCCAGCAAATCCCTGTCTAGCCTTCCAGATTGCTAGCAGTTGCTGCTGACCTCGCGTTAGACCCTGTTCGTCTGCGATCTTTTCAAGCCATTGCGGTGTGATTTGCATATGTATCCATTAGGTGAGATTGATGGGTTCTCTGGACGAAAGACTGCCTAGCCCACCTGAAGAGATGAACTAGGCTTTATCCCCATGGAGCCGACTACGGACACCCTGGAATTGCAATGCGTCAAGGCGCTGGCAATTGAACTGGCTTTCCGCACGTTTGATGCGTCTGACACAGCCCAGCTCGTTTGCACCGCTACCCACCAGACTTAATCAGTGGACGCCACAAACAAAACCCCTGTTGCCCTTGTCATCTTCTCTGGGCAGATTCGACGCATGTAAGAACGTTGTAGGGGAGGTGCTGCGCTGCTAGCCTTGCGGCTTCCTGCGTTACCCACTGCCTCCCCAAAACCCGATAGACCATGCGTCTAGTCTGGGAAGCAAAAAGGCCCATAGTCTCTTGCTTTCCATGCTCGCAACATGTGCCCATTTAAGGGCTGAAAGCAGAGGCTATGGGCCTTTGATCTGTCTATGTTGCGAGCATTGACCTGTCTAGACTAAGCGGTAGTAAAGGGCGCTATGAATTTGATAGCAATTCTACAGCATAGGCTCCTGGGAACCCAAATCCTGCCCAACCGCCATCCCCAACCCGGCCAGCCGTTCAGCCGATCCAGCCGACATTTGCGCAATGAAAATCTGTGTCTCAGCGGCCAATTGCGCCTTCCACTTCTCCAGCTCAATCTTCTGTGCTTCAAGCTGCATTTGCATCGCGGCCTTGTCCTGTTCGCGCTGTGCATCTCTGGCGTCGTTCGCGGCCTGTAGCTCCAGATTGCCCTGAATCTCGCGCAGCTTGGCATCAGCTTTGATCTGCTCAATCTCACGCGCCATTTGCGTTTCGGCCTGGAACTTCTGAATGTCGGACTGTTGCTCGGCCTGGTGCTTCTGACCGTCAGCCTGGATTTTGAGTTGCGCTACTTGCAATTCAATGGGCGGCTGCTGTGGCTGTGGGGGCACCGTAGACGGGTCTTGGATGAAGTTTTGAACATCCTTGAAGCCTGCGTTCTCCACCAGCTTAGTCTGCGTGTGATAAAGGTGCTTCGGTGTCGCCAGGCCCATCTGCATGCCTGCCATTTGCATCTGGTAGATGGTGGTCAGGTGCGCGGCCTGCTGTGCCTTGTCGCCCGTTCCTAGACCCACATTCACAGTCATGCTGTACTGGTCTCGCCACTCGTTAGGGTCGTACTCCACAAACTCATCACGCAAGCGGAAGGCTAGTTTCTCCATGCCGCCATCGGTCAAAGTCTTGAGAATGCCTAGGAAGATGGGCTTAACCAGCGTTTCAGCAATGATGCGGACAACCATTTCGGTGCGCTGCTGTGCTGCGCTCATGTCCATTGCGCGACCCGTCGCGGTGTTGTTCAGGCTGTCGGGATTAAGGCCCTGCGAGCTTCTGGAAACGCCTGTACGGTTCTCGCGCATTCCCTGGATGTACTCCAGCATTGGCATGCTTGCAGCGCCTGTGAATGGCGTTACGTTGTCTGTAACGGCATCTACAGAGCGCACCCGGACAATGCCACCGATTCGGCTGTCCAACAGGTCGTCAATGTTGGCCTGCAACGCGCCCGAACTGTTCTCCAGAACATTCTTGCGTGGGTTGTTCGCGAGCTTCAGATTGTCCAGCAGCTGCCGCAGAAGCTCGGTGTGCAGCTTTTGCAAGTCGCTCACAACGTCCATGTAAGACTGACCATCCCATCGGTGGGTATTCAGGATTGGGCTGCTTGTGGCGATTGGCACATGCGAGACAACCTCCTTGCTGAGAATCTTGTCGTGCAGGCGGTAGATGCACAGGCGTTCAGCAATGCCGTCACCATCCACATCAGCCAAGACGTATTCCATGCGCAACCAACCCTCTGCCATGGAATCATCTTCAGACTGGCGGTTGTCCAGTTCGTCGGAAAAGGTAGCATCTTCCTGATTGGTCTTGTTGAGCCTGAACGATGCGTCTGCACTGTTGCCAACTTGGTCACTAGCGCGCAGGTCTTCAGCCTCTACGCCCTTGAAACCCATGTTCTTGAGGTCAGACAAGGTGACGCGCATCAGTCGTGCGACATACGGGCATTCGGCCAGCAAGGGGGACGTCCAATCACGTTCAACCAGCAAGTCTTCTGGGCTGAATGCTTCGACCTTGACGATGGTGCGCTTCTCGGTCTTCTTTAAACGCCCGTTGTAGCCCATTGCAGGCTGTCCGGTGTAGGGGTCAATCTGAGGCTGTCCCTGAGGGTCTAGGATAGGCGCGGGAGTGGCCTGCTCAATCTCTGCATCCTCTTCTTGCAAGAGCATTGCCAACATCTCTTCAGTAGCGCCCTTGAAAGGTATGGACGAAACAACTTCATTCGTCTCCTTGCGCCACATCACCGCGCAATTCTTGACGGTAAGCATGTCTTTGATGGCTGTGTACAAGACTAGGAATCCATCGTTTTGCTTGTAGAACACATGATTGCATGCGTCTGTCGCCTGCTCTGCTGGCTTCACATCAGCAGCGCGTGAAGGCTCAAACTGCACGGCTTTGTCAGTGCTGGCAAAGACTTTCATGATGGCCGCCAACACCCATTCGATACTATCTTGCCCATCCGATGCGACGATCTGAGACCAGCCGGGCTCCTCATTTCCGTAAGGCATGCGGAAATATTCGCGCATGGACTTCTCGCGCTCCGTACCTAGCTGGCCGTGGATGTAGTGGGAAGCTGCAGATTCCTTGCGCTGAAGTATTTCCAGCAGGCTTTCATCGTCTATTTTTTTGGACATGACTTATCGCGCAATGCGAACCAGTTTTGATCCATAGAGACTAAGCAGTGGTAAAGGACAAAGGCCCCGCCGATCTTGTGGACTGGCGGGGCCTGGTGGTGGGCTGGGAGTCAGCTTGCGTGTCTGGTTACGTCAGATGTTTGTTGCGGTCACCGTGCTTAGGGATGGGGTTAGAGCGCCGTGGCTAGGAAGTTGTCCAGCCGCCCGGTGATATTGGTTGCCATTGCAAGGCCAAGCGTTGTGCTTGTGAGTCCCTGTGTTTCTACAATAGACGCCACAAATACATCATTGATCCAGATCGTGATCTGAGAGCCAATGCACCGAACAACAACATCGTCTCCCGCTGCCGGCGTTGCACCAAGCGACGTAGACAATGCCACCGAGCCAGCAGTGATGCGCTCAAATCTTAGGGTAGAAGCTGCGCTATTGATCCCTACGCGGAGGTAGTTCGTAGAGTCGATCCATCGGACAATCAAATACGACTCTTGCTTGACTGCAAAAGTTGCGCGAACCAAATAGTCAGTAACGCCTACATCTCGCGTAGACCTGCAATTGCCCGTCGTTACCGGATAGCATTGATTGCCGCTGATGCCCAACACGTTTGTTGGGCCGCTAATTTGCGTCCAAGCATGGCCGCTAGTGGATGCGCCTATTGTTGTCGCATCATCGGCGCGGGCAAACGTATCAGCGGTAAGGATTGGCTTCAACGCCAAAGCAGCTGCGCCGAGCAACCCAGCCTTTACGGAAAAAGGCTTTTCTACTAACCCTTTTTCCAATCGCATGATTTTTCTAAATAGCCCAGCCGTAAGCAACTTCGAACCATAAAACTCAACGTAATAACCACCCGCAGAAATGTCATCGCGAATAAGAAACGATGGCCTATACCAGTCAGTTTGCGTATCAATTGGCGCATAGGAGAAAACAGCACCATCCGAAGAAAATACAGAGTACAGCAAGCCGGAAGCGCCAACTGTGCCGTTATTGTCTTGCACAAAGCCAATGACCGACCCATCAGAAATACGGCGCAACTGCGAGTGCCACCATTTTCGACCAGAGGGGGGTACAAAAGTAAGAACTGTTAGCGCGGTATCCCATCCTGACAGCAAAGAACTTGATGTAATTTTCGACAGTGCGCCAGTGCCACCCGTTCCGACATTGTGGGCGAGAATTTCCCACTTGCTTGACGTTGCGTTGTACCAGATCGACGGCGACGCCATGTCGCTGACATTGGTGAGACCATGGAAAATATTGGTACGTGCCGACCACGCGATGCCGTCAGTGGAAGTGCTGATGAACAGGTCAACATCGGTGCCGATCACTTCGCCGATGGTGCGCCAGAGTAAAACAAACTGGCTGCCTACCGAGTCCCAATACAGATCGGTGTCAGAGTTATAGGAGCCAACGCGAGGGGGTTTTTCAAATATTGGGTTCGTCACTCCAGCAGGAGCCGCCCACGACTTTCCATCATTGGAGACTGCAATGCACGGGTTTTCGTACGTGGAGTCGGAATTTGGATAAGGCGTGTATGCCATCCAGTACCGAAATCCACCTTTGCCATCTTTGAAATACAGCACAGATGGGTGCAGCACATGGCCTGGGGCGTATGGAGAAGGAACTGCAACCACATCGTAGCTCCCGTCCGACTTTGCGGCCAAGATCGGGAATGCTGCTATCGGATAGGTTTCTGCGCTGTTCACCCCCACCGACACGCTCCCCCCAGCAGGTGTGCGCAGACCAACCAAGTCGCCGTTTGCGTCATAAACGCCCTTCAGATTTGCGTCGTAAGCATTGACCGGAGTCACGCCCACATCGTAGTCAATCACGCCGTCAGCACTCGCAGCAAGCACGATCACCGCACCAGTAGCATAAGGCCCGTATGTAGAGCCTCCAGTGCTGTTAGTAGCAAGCACAGTGCCCTTGGCTGCACCATCAACGACTTGCGCCGTGTAGGTGCCGGAAATGCTGCTGATTGCGATGGATTGACCGGCAGACAGTGACAGGCGCACTGACTGACCGTTTGTGATGGTTTGGCTCATGTGTGGCTCCGAGTGAATAGAAGCATTCTGAGCAGTAGTAAAGGCTAGGCGATGTAACGGCTTTGCTTGTACTTGATGGGCTTCACAGAGCCATTGCCATTGCTCAGCGAGTCGGACACTATGCAGGCGTACCGGAAAGCGTCTGCGCCGTGCGAGTATTCATCATGCAAGGCCGAACCTGCTTCGTTCGTCTGCTTGTTGATGTGTCGCCGGTAACGCTTCAAACACTCCACCAGGCGCGCAGCCTTCATCTTGTCAAAGTAGATGCGCCCAAACGTCATGCGTGAGGCCCTGATCCCCTCCTCAATCGCCATATTCGGGGTTTGCTCAACAGTACAGCCAAGCGCCTCCATGATCTCTTGTGCGCTCTTGCCCGTCTTGAAGTCTTTTGCAAAGCCATCGTGCGGCAGGTAGTGAACACCCCAATTCAGCGGCATGGCCTTTAACTGGCGCACATAGTCATCAAGTGTGCGGTGCGAATCTTCGATGTAGTCCACGATGCGCAGCTCTGAGGCTGAACGCTGCACCAGAATGATGGACATGGAATCGTTCCATCCCAAGTCCCATACGGCATGCGTCTTGAGCAATGGGTCGGCTGGGACTGCGCGAATACGTCCCTCTCGCTCTGCCGTGGCAACCTCGTCGAAGTAAATGGCACCTGTCACCGCTGGCAGGCATTCACCCTCCCACACATTGCGGTACTCCTCGGCCTTCATGGTCTTTTCTGCATGCTCACGCTCAGCACTAAGCACAGCCGGGAAATAGGGGTTGTCCGTCCAGTTCATCAGGATGGAAACGCAATCAGGCGGCGGATTGACCACAAAGAATTGATGCGTCGGGTCTGTCTCAAGCTCAGGGTTGTAGGTAACCCATATCTCCGAACCTTCCTTGCGGATTGTCGGGATAAGCGTTTTCCATGACTTCGCGCTGATAGCCTGGGCTTCTTCGCACCACACCACATCCACACCCTCAAAGGACTTGAGTCCAGTAGCCGTAATGTCTGACAGGCCGGAAAAGAAGATTTGCGAACCGTGCGGCCCGCGTATCTCTGATTGCAGCACCTCAAACGCCGATGTAAGCCCCATGGAATCTATCTGGTCATTCAGTAGCTGGTGCACCGACTGCTGGATGTTCTTCTGAATCTCCCGAGTGCAAAGGACGCGGGTTTGCTGCTTCATGCAGAGCAAGAGCAAGGCCCGAGCTACTGTCCAAGACTTTCCTGATCCACGGCCACCACGCAATACCTTGTATCGGGATGGCTTGAACAGGAACTGAGTTGCTTTCGGGAAGCGAGGCGCAAGCCTAGTCAAAGTGGACATTGATCTCAAACTGTCCAGCGACTTCATGCTTCGTTGGTGCGTTGAAGCCGTGCATGCTGTTCAATTCCTTGATTGCAGCCACTTTTTCGTTAGCCCTAGCCTCTGCCCCTTTGGCTATATCTGAGAGCGTCTGAACGCTGTCTAGGCGTGTCCATAGGGCTGCACAGGCGATGGCTTCCTTGAGGTCTTTCACCCTAATGGAAATCTCATGGGATTGCATCAGCAAAGATGCTTCATTGTGGATAA